GTGGCCTAAAGGATGCATCTGTATCCCTAGACTTCCACCAGGACTTCGGAGCAGGATCAGTTGACGCTCTACTATTCCCACTTATGGGTTCAACAGTTGCAGTAAAGATTGCACCTACTTCAGGCACAATCACCGCAACAAACCCTGAGTACCGCTTCACTGCCCTAGTCACCCAGTACCAGCCATTTGCCGGTGCAGTTGGCGACCTAGCTACCCTCTCTGTCACTTGGCCTGTATCTGGCGAAGTCACCAGAGCCACAGCAGCGTAGTAAGCTAAGAGCATGAAAATAAACCTACAAGTAGAGTTCAGCGACAAGCCTGGTGAAACTAAAGAGGTCACCTGCCTAGCGTCTGACATGGTGAAGTTTGAGTCACACTTCAACATCTCCATTGCAAACCTAGACAAAGACCTCAAAATCACTCACCTGCTTTTCCTAGCTTGGGCAAGTGAAACACGCACCAAGGCAACTGCTAAGACATTCGATGAGTGGATTGACGGAGTTCTCTCCGTTTCGGCCTCTGACGACCCAAAAGCATAAAGGGTCTAGGGGATCAATCAGCTCATTGGTTCATAGCATCTCTGGCAGTCGAAACTGGCATTAGCCCCAGAGAGTTGTTAGAACTCGATGAACGAATGCTCTGGACAATCAGCCGGTATTTGATTTTCAAGAATCAAAGCCGAAGCTCTAAAAGATAAGCCCCCGAAAGGGGGTTTTTCTTTTGGGTAGAATTAGAGAAGTTATCTATCTAGGAGTCCTGTGACTACGCAAATCCGCATTGAAGGTGTAAAGGAAACCTTGCAACTTCTCGATGCTGTCCAGCCAGGAAGCATTAGAGAGCTTCGCAAAGACATCAAGCGTATTGCCGAGCCAGCAGTCACGGCTATTAGAGCTAACCTGCCAAAGACTGCACCTCTATCTGGCATGAATCACTATGGTCGCACACGCTTTGCAGGGGCAGTTGTAAAGGCAAACCTAGACCTTAGACAGCACAGACTCAACAACACACATTCTCTAGTAAGGCTTGAGGTTATCTCACCAGGCGATGCAGCTGGTCTTGAAATCGCCGACATGGCTGGTAGGCGCACAATGCAACACGGCCCACGCTTGCCGTATGAATACAAGGGTATTGGTCGCAGAGGTGGCTCAGGTCGTCAGAATCCAACTAGGTCAAGACCAGTTGTAAGGCGTGGCAACAGCCGTCAGTTCTCATACCGCATCAACGGACAGGGTAAGGGCATGACCGATAATCTAGGCAAAGTGCCATCACGCTACATCTACCCAGCAGTAGCTGGCAAGGTAGAGGGCATTGCTCAGGACATGCTAAAGACACTTGAAACTTACACCGCAAAAATCAACCAAAAACTTAAGGTTCGCTAATGGCAATTAGAATACCCATCCTTACTAGCTTTGACCCTAAAGGCCTAAAGCAAGCCAACGCACAGTTTGCCAAGCTCCAGACCTCTATTGGATCACTAGGTAGAAACTTCGCTATTGCTGGAACAGCCATTGTTGCTGGCACAGCATTACTCGGTAGGGCTGTAAAGTCTGCATCTAACTTTGAGGCAGAGTTTGAGGGTGTCAACCAAGTCTTTGGAGAAGCAGCTAAGAGCGTACAAGCGTTTGCAGAGCAAGCCGCACAGTCAGCAGGTCTAAGTGCTACTGAGGCTTTACAAGCATCTAAAACCTTTGGCTTGTTTGCTACTGGTGCAGGGCTTGGTGCAGAGGAAGCTGCAAAGTTTTCAACCACGATGGTTCAGCTTGCTGGTGACCTGGGTTCATTCAACGATGTGCCAACTGCCGAGGCACTTGCCGCTATTCAGTCTGGTCTTATGGGTCAGTCCGAGCCCCTTAGAAGGTTCGGTGTTTTCCTTGATGACGCTCGACTAAAGCAAGAAGCCCTCAACATGGGTATCTACGATGGCACTGGCCCTCTAAGTACCCAGCAAAAGATGATGGCCTCTTACAGTGCAATCTTGGCTCAGACAACAGTTCAGCAGGGCGACTTTGTAAAGTATCAGGACACTCTTGGCAACCAGCTAAAGACCATTAGCACAGAGTTTGACAACCTAACCAAAGACATCGGACTCATGCTCATTCCGGCAATCACCGATGCATTGCCTCAAATCAAGGAACTTGCCAGAGAGCTAGGTCAAGAGCTAAAGACAGCAATCGCATCTGTTGACTGGCCTGCACTAACTAAAACTATTGTTGACTTGACAAGGTTTTTTGCACAAAACGCAGCCACAATCATTCAGGTTGTGACAGCTATCTTTGCCCTAAACACTGCATACAAGCTAATGCAGGTGGCTATCGGAATCACCAATGTCGCCTTATCAGTCAACAAGTGGTGGCTGGCGCAAACTACTACTGGCATGACACTGGCAACTGTTGCGACAAACATCTTTAGTTCAGCATTGAAGCTTATTCCTTTTGTTGCAGTTGTAGCTGGTATCGGGCTGATTGTCGCTGGCATGACCGAGGTGGACAGTTCTTACCGAACTACTACGCCAGTTGTCACGAGCTTTGGCGACTCAGTTCTCAAGACCGGACATGATGCCGAGTGGGCAGCAGGTAAGTATGGGGTTGCAACTGATGCAATCAAGAAGCTCAATGCAGCTGCTGGGGCTTTGCCTAAGCCTGGTCGTACCTCAGTATTAGACGACTATGCCTACAATCAGAGAACTGGTCAGCCAATACCAGTACCGACTGTTGGTAGCCCATCAGTTTCAATGCCATCGGCTTCTACTGCCGGCGGTGGCTCTGCTTCACAAACTGTCAGCTCAGTTCTAAAGCGTGAGGGAGTGCTTGCTACCAGACAGACAAAGCTACTAAACGCAGGTGTAAGTGCTGGATTTGCAGACCTGATTCTAAACACTGCAACTACTAAAAAGACTTTCCAAAAAGAGCTTGCCAAAATCTCTACGCCAAAGGGTCTTGAAAGACGACAAGCAGCTTTCAATAGGACTGCCGCTGGTCAGGCTGAGATGGCACAAAACGCCGCTGCAGCAGCTCAGGCCGCTGCTCAGGCTGCTGCCGAACTAGCTGCTGCTCAAGCCGCTGCTGCTGCCGCTGAGGCTGCCGCCCTTGCCGAGCGTGAGCGTGTTTATCAGTCATTCGCTGACTCAGTAAAGAATACATTTGCAGGAATCAAAAACTCAATCCTTGGTGCCTTTGACCTAACTCAGCTTGGTGGATCTACAAACGCTATTACTCGCAACATGGAGAAGCTACTAACTCGCCTACGCTCATTTGCAACCAATGTAAAGAGCTTGGCAACTATGGGTCTAAACCCAGCATTGCTACAACAGATTATTTCTGCTGGTCCAATGGCAGGTGCTCGCTTAGCTGAAGGTCTAGTTATGGGTGGTGCCGGTGGGCTATCAGCAATCAACGCTGGATACGCAGAGTTTGGCAACCTATCTGGCCAGATTGCACAAACAGGAACAGAAAGCCTATTTGGTACAAGCGCACAGCAGACTGTCTACAACATAAATGTTGACGGCGGTGTTGGCTCTGGTGCAACTATCGGTAAGGCTATTGTTGACGCCATCAAGGCCTACGAGCGTACCTCTGGTGCCGTCTGGCAGGGTGCATAGTGGCAGCCCCCTCAGTCAAAGTTGAGCTTGGTCTAAACCTTGGCCAGAGTGACCCATACTCTTTTCAGCTAGATAGCGCAACTAGAGGCATCTTAGACAACACCGATTTTACGCTTGGTGGCGAAAGATTCTTTGACATCACCCCACGCCTTGTCACTACAACTGTCAGGCGAGGCAAGAACAATGCCCTTGACCGCATTGACGCTGGTATCGTCACAATCACAGTTGACAACTCTGATAGAGAGTTTGACCCCCTTTATGCAAATGGTCCTTATTTTGGCCAACTAATTCCTAGACGATCAGTCAGAGTTTCTGCTAACGATGTGCCTGTGTTTAGAGGATTTATTGACGACTTTGACATTCAGTACGAACCTGGCAAGCAGTCTGTTGTCCAGATACAAGTGTCAGATGCTTTGTCCGTTTTGGCTAACTCGGGTCTTGAGGAATTTACCCCTAACTCAGAGCTGTCGGGTGCCAGAATCAACACAGTATTAGACAGACCAGAAGTTGACTGGCCAGCTGACCAAAGGGACATTGACCCTGGCAACTCTGTAATGCTTGACAATGTTGTGGCTGAGGGCACAGGTACCCTTGAGTATTTGCAGCTTGTAGCCAACTCTGAGTTTGGTACTTTGTTTCTGGCAAAAGACGGAAAGATTACCTACCGAGAGCGCAACGCTGTACCTAACACCCCAAACATAGTATTCAGCGATGAGATAGTTGCAGGGGCTTACACAGGCATCCAGTTTGCCGATGTCAACATTGTCTACGGATCAGAGAACCTTTACAACCGCATTAGCCTTGCCAACGCTGACCTTATCCCCGAGGAAGCCTTTGCCGAGGATGCTGACTCACAAGCCCTATACGGCCCAAGAGTGCTAGACCAGTCTGGGTTGCTTATCCAAGACCCAGCTCAGCTACAGTTCCTAGCTGACTACTTGCTTGCCAGATACAAAGAGCCTCAGTACCGATTCGAAACTGTGACAGTAGTTATGGACACAATCAGCGAGGCTAACCAAGATGCAGTCCTAGACCTTGAGATTGGCGACATTGTGCTGGTCAGGTTTGAGCCGTCTGACATTCCACCAGCTATCGAGCAGTATTGCCGGATTATCGGTATCAACCATGACTGGAACCCAGGAAGCAAGAACATTAGCTTTGCCCTAGAACGCCTTGACTTTGCCATCTTTATCCTCAATGACGCCGTACTCGGTGTGCTAGACGATGACCGCCTAGCCTACGAGTGATAAACTAAACCCAACAACAAAGGAACCCTATGCCAAGAAAAGTATTTACCGCCGGTGAGGTTTTGGCGGCAGCAGATGTCAACCAATTTTTGAGCAACGAAACCACGCTCACTGCCTCTACTGTGACCGCTTACACTGTCACCACATCTGACCGCTACAAGATCCTTGAGTTTGACTCTGCCTCAGCGCAGACAGTCACCATCTCAACTGCCACAGCCTTTGAGCCTGGCGAGCGTGTAGACATCCTTAGAGATGGTGCCGGAACAGTCACTATCAACAGAGCCTCAACAGCCGTATCTATCTTGGGTCGAGGAACAGCAGGAACCGCATACGCAATCGGTACTCGTTATGACGCTGTGACTGTTCTTTGTGTGTCTTCCAACTCTTACCGCATAATTGGAAACGCAACGGCGGTTTAGTAATGGCACTTACATACTTAGGTATTTTGAGTGCTGCTGGTGCTGGTGCTGCTGCTGTAAGGTACTGGATGGCATTACTGGGAAATACTGGTGAATACTCTGGTGATGGCGCAATAGATAGCGCAGGAAACATTATTGTTTCTGGTTCAACCCTTGGTGGAACAGATGCTGAGATTGCTAAGTATGACACAAATGGCAACATACTTTGGCAGAGAAAATTAGCAAGCGCAACTAGCGAATACTTTATAGCGGCAGACACAGATAGTTCAGACAACATCTATGCTGCTGGTCTAACAAGTGCATCTGGTACTTTGGGTGGCAATGCCGAATGGTTATTCGCTAAATACAATTCATCTGGCTCAATTCAATGGCAACGAGGGTTTAGCAACGACTCAGGTAATTTCCGAGATCAGGCTGAAGATTTAGCAGTAGATTCAAGTGGAAATTCCTATGTTGTTGGCTATACATCGGACAGCAATACAAGGGACTCAACTATTGTCAAATGGAATAGCAGCGGCACTATTCAATGGCAAAGAGAAGTAAACCAGGGAACAACTAATGACATCTTTTACAGTGTCACCGTAGACCCTTCTGACAATGTTTATGCTGTTGGTTATTCTCCTGACGCTGGATTTAGCTCTATTCAAATTTTTATTAGTAAGTGGAATAGCTCTGGAACCTTACAGTGGCAAAGACGAATACAAGACTACAGTGTTGGTGAGGGCGTTGCCTTCGATTCGAGCGGCGACATTTACATCGTTTCGACTTTATACTCGCCAGGAAACCCAGACATACACATTAGCAAATACAACGCCAGCGGAACTATCCAATGGCAAAGAAGGCTCAGCAGTGCCAGTTCAGATACAGGCGTAGACATAGCTGTTAGCACTACTAACAATGTTTACATTGTGGGAACATCAGATGCCAGCGGCACAAACGACATTTACATTGCTAAATACAATTCCTCTGGCACTATTCAATGGCAAAGAAGAATTAGAACCACATCAGCAGATCTTGCAACAGGTATTGAGATTGACAGCTCAGAAAACATTATTGTTTTTGGCTATACAAACGCAAGCACAAATGACAAAATCTTTATTGCTAAATTACCTTCAGACGGTTCATTGACTGGAACATACAGCCTTGGCGGAGCCTCATTTATTTATGAAGCAAGCAGTCTTACAGATGCAAGCACCTCTTTTACTTCTGGAACACCAACATTTGCAACTCGTGACCCAGGATTCCAAGAGTATGCTCTTAGTTTGACCGATTCCTCAACATCCCTTACTTCAACAGTCACATTTATTTAGGAGAACTATGTCAATTTACATCTCACCAAACAATGAGTATCCACGCCACATCGGGGACATAAAAATCGAGAACCCAGAATGGCAAGAGGGAGATCAGTTGCCTGATGGATGGACTCAAGTTGTCCCTACCGAAGCTCCAGTAAGACAAGAGGGTGCAGTGGTCTATGAGGTAGCTCCAGTTGAAACTAACGGAGTCTTCTATCAGACTTGGGCGACGAGAGAGCTGACGACTGAAGAACTACAGGCTCAAAAAATAGCTGGTGTAAGGCGCAAAGTAATGATGAATCTTCCACTAACGGAAGAAGAAGCTCTGTTATTGGTCGGCTAATGGCTGAAGAAACAACTGGGGTACGCATTACCCAGCACATGATTTACCAGAAGCAACTTGAGATGAACGATACTCAAATCAAGATGCTAGAGAAACTGGACAACCTGGCCGATGTGCCTGACCGCATTCGTGAGGTCGAGCTGACCTTAGCCAGACTTGCCTGGATTGAGAAGATTGCTTACACAGGACTCGCCGCTGGTATCTCAGGACTTATCTCTGCCCTTATAGCGTTTGTGGTGAAGTAATGCGCTGGCCGTTTGATAGACCTTACCCGAAGATTACAAGCCCCTATGGATGGCGCATACATCCAATTTTAAAAACTAGACGGCATCACAATGGCTGCGACTTTGCTATGGCTGTTGGCTCACCTATCTATGCGATTGCAGCTGGCGAGGTAATCTTTGCTGGTCCTAGCACCCTAAAGTTCCCTAACGGCGAACCTGCTGGTGGTGGCTACATTATCAAGCTACGCCACAAGGTCAATGGCGAGTGGATTACCTCTGCTTACATGCACCTCAAAAAGGGTTCCATCAAGGAAGCGGGCATCAAGGTTGGCGACAAGATTGCCGAGGGTACAAAAATTGGAGAGTCTGGCAACACAGGCGAATCAACTGGCCCTCACTTACACTTTGAGATTCAGCGTGGCAAGCGATACATCTGGACAAACAACGGCACCAGATACACCGAGCCGACCTCATACATCAAGACACAGATTGCATTAGAGAAACTAAAGTGAAGTGGCTTGACTCTGTATTCCTGCTAAAGGATGAAAAGGGTAAGGGCACTGGTCCTAGTTGGAACTTTAGGCGCAAGCTAATCTTTGGCTCTTATCGAGTCGGTGTTGTAATGATTTTCTTTGGGATGTTTACCTTCATCTGGGACCGGCAAGTTAGCGTTCAAATGGTCATCGGTGGGGTTGCGCTGATCTCGATTATCCTCACGGCCTATACCGCCAGTGCTACGCTTGAGGATGTAAAGCTATGGAAACCAGGAGAAGACACAAATGATTTTTGACCTACCCCCTCAGACTCGCAAGTGGATCTACGGCATCATTGCTGCCCTTGTACCTTTGCTAGTGACTATCGGCACCTTGACCGAACCCCTAGCCTCACAGATTCTGTCTGTGGCTGCTGCCATACTTACAGTAGGTGGCTCGGCTTTGGCTATCAAGAATGTGCCAACAGACGACCACTAGGCTCTAAAACGCCGTATAAGGCTCGTACAGGGCTTTAGGGCTTATTTAGGGGCATCACTCTACCTCTGGCAAGATAAGCCCTCTACAAGGCACACAGCCCCTTAGTTTTTCAGCTTGGCTCTTTCCTCAGCGGTAGTGCCACCCCAGATACCAACCATCCCTGCCGACAAGGCATAGTCAAAGCACCTCAGCCTGACAGGGCAGTCGTTGCAGACTTCCTTTGCTACCTTTATCAGTTTCTTACGCAGGTAGACATCTGGCTCATCCTCAGGGAAGAACACATGAGGTAGCTGACTGCACTCGACACCCCCATTCTCAGAAATGGCGTGTTGGAGTTCAATGTATTTTCTCTCTAGTTGTCTTGTCATAGGGTCAGATTAGAGTAGCCTCAGGATAAATAGCAAATCCACGCCGAGAGAGATAGCGTGGATTTGCCGACAAGGAAAAGAGAGGGAAACCTTGCCAGTATCAAAACTACCAACCGAGATAAACACAATTCACGAGGCAGTCCTGCTAGGGGACTTTGCTAACGGCTCACCGGAGTGGCATGAGCTACGCAACGAGCCAGGTGCAATCGGTGGATCAGACATCGCTGCAATCGCCGGACTAAGCCAATGGGAATCGGCAATTACCAAGTGGGCTAAAAAGACAGGACAAATCCCAGATGAGATTACGCCGTCAATGTCAATGAAGCTTGGCACAAAACTTGAGGCACCTATCCTTGACTTGTTTGCAGACGAGCATCCTGAGCTGACAATCTACGAAACAGGCACTTGGGCCAATCAAGCTGATGACTGGGCAAGAGCTAACCCTGATGGTCTTTACCTAGATGAGGATGGCAACTGGGGAATTGTTGAGGTCAAGTTCTCTAGGGATTACTGGACACAAGTGCCACAGTCTTATCGGGCACAGGTGCTTTGGTACATGAGTGTCTTTGGTATTCGGCAAGCTAAGCTCGTTGCCCTTGCAGGGTCAAGCTACATGGAGTTTGACATTGAGTGGGATGAGTTCGAGGCGCAAACGCTTTATGAGTCTGCTCTTAGATTTCGGCAAGCTTGCCTTGATTTCAAGATGCCTGACTGGGATGGGTCTAACTCGACACTAGAAACTGTCAGGGCACTTAGCCCCAACATCGAAGACGGCGAGGTTGACCTTGACGAGCTAGGTATGCACTACCTAAACTCGGTGCAAGATTACGAGGTTGCTAACAAGAAAATGACAGACCTAAAAGCTAGAGTTATTAAAGCAATGGAAGGCAAAAAGCGAGGCCTAGTCTTTGGCGAGCATCTGCTTAGTCTTAGATCTAGAGCTGGCGGTGCGCCTTATTTGCATCACGAGAAGGGTAAATAAATGGCACAAAACTACAAGGGTCCACTGGACTACATAGATGTAGCAACACGCATAGTTGAGTTTAGGGAGAAGTTCCCAGAAGGCTCACTGCAACAGGTCAAGTACGAGTTTGTCCGAGTCAACAACAAAGATTGGGTTGTTTATACAGCTGCTGCTTATCGCTCACCAGATGACCAGCGACCTGGTATCGGCACAGCTTGGGAACCAATCCCAGGACCGACAAACTTCACGAGAGATAGCGAAGTCCAGAACGCTGAAACAGCTGCTTGGGGTAGAGCGATGGTTGCTGCACTTGCTGTTGACACTAAAAAGGGAATTGCCTCATCTGAGGAAGTTCGCAACAGACAAGTAAAAAGCAAAGCCACTACAAAAGATTGGCTTGCAATGGCAACAGAATTAGGCAATGACCTTGATGGTTTACGCTTGCTATACAGCGAAGCTAAGACTGGTGGAGCTGACACAGCAACGCTCGACAAGATCAAGGAAATAGCTAATGGACTATCAGGCACAAAGGATTCTGCTTAGCTCAATCCTTGAAGTCCAAGAGTGCCTACATGAGCAGTATGACAAGGGTGAGCTTGACATCCTCACCGACCTATGGCGATTACAAAGAGAGAAAGCTAGAAGGCTAAGAGATGGAAATTATTACACCAGGCCACATAGTCCAGGAGCTACAACGCCTGACCAGCGAGATGGACAAGGGTAGCAATGCGCTTTATGACGCTGAGTGCAAGATGGCAGATGCCGAGGCTGCTTATGACAGGGCAGTTTCTTTAGCCTTTATCAACAACTCTGGCACTGTTGCAGACCGACAAGCTGTGGCTAAGTTGCAAGCAGTAGATGAAAAGCTAAAGGCAGACCTAGCCAGAGCCGAATACAACAGGGTCAAAACCAAGCTAAAAACCCTGTCAGACCAAGCCACAATGATGGCTGTAATCAGCAAGAATGTCGAATTACAGTGGCGAAACGCCTAGGCTGGTAGCCTTATCGGGTGATTGCCGAAACCTGCTCATGTGGTGCCAAGTTCAAGACTGACGAACCTAACCCGATTGTCCTAGTCCGAGAGTGGCGCAAAAAGCATACTTGCCAGGAAGCAGCAACAGAGCTGAGGGATTATGAAACAAGCTCAACCATCGGATTTGCAGCCGATTACAGAGGCACCGGACTCGACATACCTGCAAAAGAATACGACCCTTGGGATGAATAAAAAAGCCTTCGACAAGTTCTTGCAAAGAGATCGCTGTTGTAGCCATTGCGGTACGACAGATGACACGCTTGTCCCGCAGCATCGTCAATCAAGACAGATGGGTGGCTCAAAGCTACTTGATAAGCCCAGCAACATCATTGTGCTTTGCTCAGAGGCTAACGGCTTTCTCGAGTCAAATGCTAAGTTTGCTGAGCTAGGGCGCAAGTTTGGCTGGAAGCTAGAGAGGCATCAAGTCCCTGAGCTGACCCCTGTTTACATGGGTGACGGCTGGTTCCTACTAGACAACGACTACAACAGGACACCTGTGTCTAATGACGACATTGAATACTTTTGATGCTAAGGTCAAATCGGACACCCCAGAGCGGTCCCTGTAAATCCCAAAAGGATTAGATCAAACCGCTGGGGTTTGGCCCCTTGTACCAAACAGGTGCTAAGGTAAAACCATAACTAAATAAAAGTGCCCCCTAGAGGCCTAAACCGCTAGAGGGCATGACACCAACAAACCGACTGTTGGCATCTAACTAATTCTAGTGCCAACCTCAATGAAAAGGATGGCACTTTGTGTTTAACTGGGACAATAAAAATCTCGCCGAGGTACTGGAAATGTACGGCGGAAACATCTTCATGGCTGAGATGGACTACAAGGCGATGGGCCTTGATGCCGGTCAGTGGGTAATGCTGGTCAAAGAGGGCTACGACAATAGAGTCATCAGCCCAACTGTGATGATGCTGATGGCTGAGAGGGCAGCAGCCTAATGCCACTGATTCGAGGCCACCACAATTTTGATGACCACTTTACCCAGATACCAAACGACTGGGTAAGGGATTCTCGATTGAGCCTAAAAGCCATCGGGCTACTAACGCAACTGATGTCCCACAGACCTGGCTGGAACATGAGCGTTAGCAGTCTGGCAAGGTTCAACAAGACCGGAGTGGACACAATCAAATCGGCAGTCAAAGAGCTTGAACTCTATGGCTACCTAACTAGATCAGAAAAGCAAGAACACAATGATGACGGAACCTTTGCCGACTTCATTTGGACTACTGCTGACCCCTTCCAAAACCCCGCAACGGTAAAAACCGCTGACGGAAAACAGGACACAAAGAACACTATTACTAAAGAACACCAAAGAACTAAGAATAAACAAGAGAATAAAGCAAGCAAGATTACAGATGATTGGCAACCAGCTCAAAAGATTATTGATGAGTATCCAACTAAGTACCCTGGCTTGAATTATGCCAAAGAGCTTGCTAAGTTCATCAACTACTACACCTCAAAAGCCGAGAGCAGAAAAGACTGGAACGCCAGCTATCGCAACTGGCTAATTAACGCAATGGACTACCAAGGCATCAAACCAGAAGAACAAAACAAAACACTTCCAAAGCTAAAGATAGGCAAATGGCATGAATGACTTTGAGCAGTCGGTAATCGGCTCCATCCTGCTGACTAACGGCAAGGCACTCGATGACCTGACCCTAGTACCGGATGACTTCCTAGATTCAAGCCACCACATCATCTACAAAACGATGCTTGAGATGAAGCACCACCGCAACCCGATAGATGTCATTACAGTCGGGGCTAGGTTGCCTAAGCTTGCCAGCTACTTGCATGACTGCATTACGGCTACCCCAACCGCAACATCTGTTGACTTCTACGCCAGCAAGGTTGTCGAGGAAAGCACCAGACGGCGACTAAGTGCTACCGCTGCCGTTATCAGCGAGTCAGCTAAACACTCTGACCTTGCCGAGGTAATGGAACAGGCAAAGAAAAGCATTGACGGAATCATTGAGCGCAACATTGCAGTCAAGCCAAGCTATGTTGATGACGAACTTATCCCTTACCTTGATGAGCTAGACAAGCCACGCAATTATCCGCTGACACCTTGGGACCAGCTCAACAACATAATCGGCGGATTGCGACCTGGTGCGCTTTACATCGTTGGAGCTAGACCTGGTGTTGGTAAGACCATTGTTGGGTTGCAGCTAGCTTGGCACTTGTCTAAGTCTGGGCCTGTGTCGTTCCACAGCCTTGAGATGGGCAAGACCGAACTCTATAACCGCATCATTGCAATGGAAGCTTCTGTTTATCTCGGCAACCTTGAGAAGGGAACCATTAGAGATCACGAGTGGCAAAAGATAGCCGAAACAATTAGGCAGACAAAACACGAGCTGGCTATTCACGACAAGTCAGGGCAGACGATTCAGCAGATTAGGGCACTAGCTAACAGCGTTAAGTCAGACGGCAACCTAAAGGCGATTGTCGTTGACTACCTTGGCTTGATTCAGGACACGGAAAAGGGTCGCAAGAGATACGAGATGATTACCGACATCTCCATCGGGCTAAAGAACCTTGCCAGAGATTTGGAAGTGCCGGTCATTGCCCTAGCCCAGCTTAACCGAGGTCCAGAGCAACGCAAGAACTCAGAGCCAGACATGGCAGACCTCAGAGATTCAGGTGGCATTGAGCAGGATGCCGATGTGGTTATCTTGCTGCACCGAGAACAGGTAGAGGGCGACATGGAGTGGGAACGCTCCCAGATGATCTTGAATGTCGCAAAGAACCGACACGGCACCACAAACAAGGCGTGGCTAAAGTTTGAGGGTCACCATGCCAGAGTTGTCGAGGGATAAGATTATGGCGTGGATGACAATGTGGCACTGTGTTGCCGATGCGGTGCTACCTGGAAGGTCAACACCCATAAGCGCAAGAGGAAAGACCTCAAGTGCCAGTCCTGCCGTATGCACCGAGCCTTGGTTATCAAGTACGGCTCGGAGAAGTGCATACCTTGGCAAGGGGAGTTCGACAAGGAAACCCTCACCATCCCACTATTTGACGGCAAGCCAGTCTTGCCAGGCATCAGGTCTTGTGGCCACTCTGACTGCACCAACCCCAACCATGTCATAGGCGACCACTAGAGTAAAACAACAAGAGATAAGGAAAAAAGAGATGGCAAGTATCAAAGTCAAGGGCACCATTAGCCGAGTATTCTACGAAGGCAAGGGCATCGAGCTAACCGAGGCATACACAACCAAGGCTGGCGAAACAATCAACAAGCGATACACAGTATGGCTAAAGACACCGACCACATTTGACATCGGTGACGAGTTGCAGGTTGAGGGTCTTTACTCAGCCGAGATTGACAACTGGACCAACAAAGAGGGCGAGCCCAAGTCAAGCATCAAGGTGAGCATCAACAACCCTTACATCACGCCTAGCGACCCAGCTCAGGTAGTCAAGTCGTTGTTTGAGCCAACCCACGAGCCAAGCCCCTTTTGAGAAATCTCCGTTGGCTAGTCCCTGCCCTCACCGCCGGCATACTAATAAACCTATCCCTGAACACAACTAGCGTTCTAGGGGGTTTGGGACTGGCCTTCGGTCTGCTCTACACCTGTGCTGCAATAATGGGAGCATGGGACTTGTATGGCAGAGATAAGCCTTAGCGTTTCTGGTGATCCAGCCAGCCAAGGCTCACACGCCATCATCAACGGCAGAATAGTCCAGGTCAACAGCAAGAAACACAAAGCCTGGCGAACCGCCATTGTCAACCAGGCAATAGCAACCCTGCCAGCAGACTGGGAGCCAATAGACGGCCCCTGTGAGCTAATAGTCAATTTCTACATGCCAAGAGGTAAAACTGTGAGTCGGGGGCTTCCAACTGTTGCCCCCGACCTCTGACCGCTAGACAAACTAGTAAGGTCCGTTGGAGATGCCCTAGCCATTGCAGGGATTTATACCGACGACAGTCGAATCGTCAGAATCTCAGCCCGAAAGCTGTATGCCCAAGGCATCGAGCCAGGTGCCACCATCACCGTCAAAAGCCTTGATCAGGGCTAAATAACAGTTCTATAACGACACGCCGAAAAAGGCAAAAAAACAGAAAAATCTCCCAAAAAAACTAAAAAACAGGTATAGGGTTTAGTTATGGCTCAAGGGGAGCCAACTTAGGAGATACAAATGAGAGCTTGGCTACTCACAATCAGCATCTTCCTATCCTTTGGGATGGTGCTTGCAATCCAGCAGACCGATGTCAGGTTTGGCTACCTGGTCGGTGCAGTTCTAATCGCAATCCATTTCCTAGTGATCTCACTTTGGTTCACTCGCAAGGGTGCCAGATGAACAAGAAACAACTAGCAAAAGTCCTAGAGGAAGCAAGACTCTGGACTAATGCCGAGTACGAAGAGAAGGGTGGTATGCCGGAAACAGACAGGTACCACATACAAAGGCAAATCGCCAGACTGCAACTAATACATCACATTGCAGATACTTACCTAGATGAAAAGAGAGAAGATGGGCAACTATAACCCCGAACCAATCGAGTTTGCAGTCATGGACTACAACCCGAACCAATACAACTTTGGGATTGCCAAGGCTGACGGAATCAACATGGGGCGCAAGATGATGAAGGATGAAGTCCTAAGACTCATCAACGCTGCTTACCCACAACCAACAAAAGCAATCTCAATCATCATTGACCTAATCGAGGGGGTGCAAGTTGATCCAGATAGCAGTATCACAGCTTCCTCAAGATAAACTCGCCGCTTACATCAAGGGGCGCAGGGATGAGCAGAAGGCAGTCGAGTCGCTTATCGAAGCGATGCAACTTGACGGCACCTTAGACATCTCCACCGGACACATGATTATGGGATACATCGCAACACTAGACAGAAGACCAGAGGTAGAGGCATGAACGACCTACAGGAAATTATTGCCAGCAACAGCATCAAAGCTTTCAAGAATGGAATGCAACACGAGCGCAACCACATCATCCAGCTACTAGCCGAAACTAAAGACCAGACACTATGTACCTGTCATGGTTGCGAGGAATGGCTAAACGCACTCGACTACATCATTGCCAGAATTGAAAACAAGATTCATGACTGAGTACGAATACGGCACAGAAAACGGCAAGCGTATTGAGCGTGAGGCCATCTTGGAATACATCGAGTATCACCCACAGGCAACCTTGCAAGACATTATTGACGAAATAGAAGGCCGCTACAAGTTCGACCAAAGAATGAAATTAGGAGGAATACAATGGGCAGCTCATTGGAGGAAGTAGAAATGAGGCTTGAGCTTTTGAGCATTGAGCTAGAAGTGCTTGCAGATCTAATCAAGGGCATTGAGATTCAGGCTAACCAGCTAAACGAAACGCTAAAAGATGTTTAGGCTCGCATGGCGTGAGTGGCTACAGCGTAAGGCTGTTGACACCTGGTACCGAGGCTTTGCTGCCGGATACCAAGAAGGTCACAGGGATGGCATTGAGCACTTTGCTGACCGAGTTATCTACGAGATAAAGAACGATGCAGTCCTAAGCACCAACGCTGACATTGACACCATTGAGAGATTTGTGGAGATACTTGAGGCGGTGGAATACAGTGGCGAAACACCGAAAGGTTAGACACAAGACAAACTGGAAACTCCAGCTACGCTGGTACAAGTACCTTATCGAGTATTACTCTGGCAGACTTGTCAGGGCTTACATCTCAAGAGGGCAAAAGTAAGAAGGGAACAAGATGCTAGAAGGGCTAACACCACCAGTCAACAAACGCTCATGCAAGGTGAGAGCTTTGCTTGAGAGTCTTGATGCTAAGGATCGTGAGATTCTGCTCAAGGCTTTAGCTGACCCAGCGTGGGCAACACTTACACTCACCAACACACTAAACGAGCGTGGCATTGTCATTAGCGAAAGCCCAATGAGGAAGCACAGACTAGGAAGATGCTCATGCTAGAAAACTTAGAGCCAACCCCAAGGATTACGGCCCCAAAGGATTGGCGACCAGCGGTGGAGTTTGATGGCACTATCGGTCAAGCCACAACACCACCAACCACCGGCAACCAGCCAGACTTCACTCAGTTTCTAATAGACCAAGGCTTTGACCCTGAGAGAGTAGAGATCTATGGTCCTGTTAGAACTTCACGCTGGCAACAGCGAGAGGGTGGGGACTGGCTGGTTAGCTGGCGGTTTAACTTTCGCACCAAGGCACAACTAGATGTTGACCTGCCGACACTTTACGCACAGGCTAAAAAGTCAGTTAGCAAAGTTGCCAGAGATACAAAAGAGGGCAAGGCATTTGTCATTGTCCCAGCCGATTACCAGGTAGGCAAAGTAGGTAGCAGAGGCAACACTCAGGACTTGATTGCCCGAGTCTTTGCTAGCTATCAGCGAATTGAGCAGAAGCTAAAGCAAGGCAAATACGAAAAGGTCATCATCCTTGATGCAGGGGACATGATTGAGTCGGTATCAAACAAGGCAAACATGGCTCAGCTAGAGTCAAACGACCTAAGCCCGATGCAACAGGTTGACATGGCAGCAGCGTTGCTTTGGGATCTAATCAAGCTGGCTCACAAGTACGCACCTGTCACCTATGCCTCAGTTGGCTCGAATCACTGCCAGCTCAGAGTCAATGGTCAAGTTGTCGGTAAGCCAGGTGTCGACGATTGGGGCGTGGTTATCTTGCAACAGCTACGCAGACTAAGCACCGAGCTGGGCATGGATGTCAATTACTTGATACCAGACCCCTTTGATGAATCACTAGCCTTCGATGTCTTTGATGACCAGTTCCACATTGTTGCCTTGGCTCATGGACACCAAGCTGCTCGACCTAACATGGTGCCTGACTGGCTTATCAAGCAGACCTACTCCCAAGGTCCAATCTCAGGCTTTACCACATTTGTGTCGGGTCACTTCCACCATGTCAGGGTTGAGGAACTAGCACCAGCAAGCAATGGTGGGTCAAGGTATTGGATACAAGCTTCGACCAGCGACAACGGCTCTGATTGGTTCCGCTTGAAGGCAGGAAGCGAAAGCACAACAGGCATCGTCTGCTTTGAGCTAGAGCGTGATGTCCACTTCACCGGCACTGTTTACAAACTCTAATGGACCAGCACACGCAGGGTTTCTTAGATGCACTGCAACGCATAGATGCCAGAAGGGAAAAGAGAGAGATGAAACCCTATTACCAAGATGACCTAATAACTCTTTATCATGGCGATTGCCTAGAGATAACAGACTGGCTTGATGCTGATGTGTTAGTGACTGACCCTCCTTATGGTCAGGCTTATAAGTCGAACATGGACCGAGGAACCAGAACTGAATGGCATGACTCAATCAAGGGTGATGACAACACAAACCTTAGAGATTCCGCCTTAGAACTTTGGGGCGATACCAAGGTTGCTCTAGTGTTTGGTACTTGGAAAGTTGCAAAGCCACAAAAGACAAGACAGACACTTGTTTGGGACAAGACACCTTGCGGGTTCATGGGTGACTTAGCAATTCCCTTTGGCACAGCTCACGAAGAAATCTATTGCTTAGGCAAGGATGGCTGGACCGGAATTAGAGAGGCCAGCATTATCAAAGCTCAAATGCTTATGAGCAATGATGCAGACAGACCCAATCATCCAACACCAAAGCCTGTCGGGCTTATGGAGAGATTGCTAGATAAGACCCTTGGCACAGTAGCTGACCCATTCGCAGGATCAGGTGCAACACTTATTGCTGCTCGCAATCTAGGCAGACGAGTCATTGGTGTTGAGCTAGAGGAAAAGTATTGTGAGCTTATTGCCAAGCGAGCCAGTCAGTCAGCCTTTGACTTTAGTAATCTCTAAGTTGCCAGACGAAAGATAAAGATGCCAGCCTACGACTACAAATGCCAAGACTGCCAGAGCACAATAACAATCATCAGGTCTATCTCCGATGATGAGCAGACACCTATCTGTGCCCACTGTGCCAGGGAGATGACCAGGAGCTACGACTCAGCTCCAGCAATTACATTTAAGGGAAAAGGTTGGGGCAAGGATTGAGGTTCCCTAAGCCTTGCCTAGTATGTGGCCAGCTCACCAAGGGCTTGAGCAGATGTGACAAACATCAAGCTGAATGGCAAACCTTAGAGAACCTTAGGTTGCAAGAGATGAAGTCAAGACGACCTAACCTATACGATGCCCAATACCGCAAGAAAGCAAAGATAATAAGAGAAACAGCTCTGTTTTGTCATTTATGTAAAGAACCAGCAAGACCTAATGACCCCTTTACCGCTGACCACATAATCGCTGGTGATCCTGATTCGCCTTTAGCAGCCGCACACAGGTCCTGCAACTCTCGGAGAGGAAACAAGCCACTTGCCTAGAGTTATGCCCTGTGCGACCCCCTCGTGGCCTTGTATGGGGGTGGGTCGCAAAGCCAGTGATGACAGGGATGTATCACCCCGACCAAATGCTTTTGTGCATCTCCGCAGTTCAAAAGCTTGGGGGTAAGCTAGACCTATGCCAAACCCACCAAAGCCAGCCGAGCTAAAGATGATTCAAGGCAATCCTGGCAAGCGAGCAATACGCACAAATGACGCTATTGCCCCACTCGAATACGGCTACATCGAGCCACCAGTTGAGCTTGGCGAAGTAGGCAAAAAGTTTTGGGACTCAATCTTTGGAGCCGGTGAGTTGTGGATCAGCATCAAGACTGACACGCAACTTGTGCAGTTGGTCTGTGAGCAACTTGACCGGCGAGAGCTAATCAAGAAACAGATTGAGCAAGACCCAACAGACCCGACCTGGTACAGACAAGCCAACGAGGTAGAAAAGGCGATTGTTGCTGGACTCAGCTTGCTAGGTTTCAGCCCTGCCGACAGGACACGCCTTGGCCTAGTATCTGCCAAGACCAAAACCAAGCTAGAGGAAATCATTGCCAAGCGAGAAGCCAGACAGTAGTTGGCCCCCACGCTGGCTAACCCCTGTATCTGATGAGGCCATTGCTAGAGGTGATGGCGAATACGCTATTGAGTTTGCCGAGGCCTTTGGATCTATTGGTAAAGATGGCATTGCTGGTAAAGCTGGGCAACCCCTAGCCCTTAGATCTTGGCAACGAGAGTTGATTCGAGCTGTTTACGCTAGAGATGCAGACGGCGGTTTGCAGTTTAGAACTGCTCTAATTGGTATGCCCCGAAAGAATGGAAAGTCAGCCCTAAGCTCAGCTGCCTTTGGTCTTTATTCCCTTATTGCTGAGGGCATCGAGGGCGGTGAGGTTTACTCAGTTGCAGCCGAAAAGGAACAGGCTCGCATCGTATTTGGTGAGGCAAAGCGAATGGTCGAAACCTCTGAGCTATCCGAACTTTGCACCTTGTATCGAGATGCTATCTATGTCAATTCCAGCAAGTCTGTTTACCGAGTAGTGTCGGCCGAGAGTTACAGCAAAGAGGGTTTGAACCCGACACGAATTATTTTTGACGAAGCCCATGCCCACAAAGACCGAACTCTATTTGATGTGTTCTCGCTCGCTATGGGAAACCGAGGCAAGCTTGGCCAACTAATTGCCATTACAACTGCCGGTCAAAAGACGGACATGACAGGGCAAGACTCTATCGCCTACAACCTGTATCAGTATGGCAAGAGAGTAGCAACAGGCGAGATAGATGACCCAACTTACTTCATGGCTTGGTGGGAAGCTGACCCTGAGGCAGATCACAGATTAGAAACAACTTGGCAAGCAGCTAATCCTGGCTTTGATGATCTAGTTGCCAAGGATGACTTTGCCTCAGCCGTACTTAGAACACCAGAGCCAGAGTTTAGAACTAAGAGATTGAACCAATGGGTTAGCTCGATGAATGCTTGGCTACCGACTGGCAAGTGGGAACAGCTAGGCGCAGACATAAACCTTGACCCTGAGCGACCTGTCATTGTCGGGTTTGACGGCTCGTTCAATGGCGACTGCACAGCCCTGACTTATTGCACAATCCCAACCGATGACACCTTGCCACACATCGGGCTAATCAGAGTCTGGGAGAAGAAACCAGAGGACACCGATGATTGGCGTGTCAGCACCCAAGAGGTTGAAGATGAAATCATCCAATTTTGCCAGAGCTACAATGTAAGAGAAATTGCCTGTGACCCCTTTAGATGGCAACGCACAATGGAAGCCATGCAAGACCTTGGCTTGCCAGTAGTCGAATACAACTCAAGCTCACCATCTCGCATGGTTCCAGCCTGTTCTAAGCTTTATACAGCCGTCACAGAGGGCAACCTAACCCATGACAATAACCCAACCCTAGCCCGACACCTAAGCAACGCTGTTATCAAGACTGACCGCATTGGCCCACGCATTGTCAAAGAGCATCGTGGATCACCACGCAAGATTGACGCTGCTGTTGCAGCCGTCATAGCCTTTGATAGGGCGACTGTTGGTAGAGTAGAGGCTGAGGAACTAACTCCGCAATTCTTTATTTAGGTTGGTAATGACAGCGACAATTCTCCAAGCAGTTGGCATCCTGACAATCTCAGTAGGTGCAGGTCTTATTTATCCACCGGCAGGGTTGATTCTGCTCGGTGCTGGCATCCTCACTTTTGGTATAGCTATTGAGCGAGGTAAGTAATGCTGGGTAATTTGTTTGGTGAGCAGAGAGCTGTTAGCTTTCAGACTGTCTGGGGTGCAGGTGAGCCTTGGGGCTTACAGTCCGAGTCAGGTGTCAATGTCACCACAAAGAAATCGTTTGAGATTGTTGCATTCTTTTCGGCTGTCAGCCTTATCTCTGACACCATCTCAACTTTGCCATGTGGGGCTTATCTAAGGATTGGTGCTACTCGCCGACCTCTGAACCCCCGACCAGTTTGGTTAGACCAACCAGATGTAGACCTAAGCACAAGGGCTGCTTTCTTTCAGCAGGTCTTTTCAGCGTTGTTGGTGCATGGCAATTCTTACACTCGTGTCTTTAGAGATTCACAAGGTCAGGTTGTAAACCTAGTCAACCTTGACCCTGAGAAGGTAGATGTTGAGCGTTCCAAAATTGGTCGCAAAGTTTACAAGGTGCAAGGCGAAGGCCGAATGCTTACTAGCGATGAGGTCATTCACATCGTTGACCTAATCTTGCCAGGCGAGCTAAAGGGCCTAAGCAGAGTCGAAACTCTAAAGCAGTCGCTAGGACTAAACATTGCCCTAAGCGATTACGCAGCTAGATTCTTTGGCACAGGTGCATCAGCCGCTGGTGTCATCGAGTTCCCTGGCAACCTAACCGCAGAGCAAGCAAAACAACTTGCCGATGGCTTTGATGCAAGACACCGCAACGGCACACGCAGAGCGCACCGCACAGGTGTCCTATCTGGTGGAGCTAAGTTTGTTGCAACTCAGACTGATCCTGAAAAGAGCCAAGCCCTAGAGTCACGCAAGTTTGCTGTTGAAGAAATCGCTAGAGCTTTCAATGTGCCACTTCACCTACTAGGTGTACCAGGCACAGCAAGCTACGCATCTGTTGAACAGAACAACTTGCAGTTTGTGTCTATGACCCTAAGACCGCTGGCAGAAAAGGTTGAGGCAGCTTTCTCTCGGCTACTACCTGGCGATGCTTTCATCAAGTTCCAGTTCAATGACCTACTAAGGGCTGACCTAGCAGCTCGCATCCAGTCTTACTCAGTAGGTACTCAGGCAGGTTTCTACTCGACAAACGACATCCGCAGACTTGAGGACATGGAGCCAGTCGAGCAGGGCGACCAGTACCGAGTGCCACTAGCCAACATTGCGCTCGCAGACACCGAAGTCATCACACTTGAGAAGCGTGTCAAGATGGTACAGCAGTTGGTCATCTCTGGCTTTACGCCATCTGAGGCTCTTGCTGCTGTCGGTCTAGGAGCGATTAGCCACACCGGACTACCAAGCACACAACTGCAACCGATTGCACAGATTGACCCTAACAACCCTGAAGCAGTTTACGGAGCCGAGTAATGCAAGCACCAGCAACCCTAAACCTGACTATGTACCAAGGTGCATCGTTTGACTACAACCTTGTTTGGAACACAACCGCTGGGACTGTCACCACGCCTGTCAACTTGACTAACTGGACAGCTCGGATGCAGATGAGAGATAGCTACGATGCAACAACGCCAGTTCTATCTTTGACTTCTGGCACAGGCATTACTTTGGGTGGAACCGCTGGTTCAATTTTGATTGAGGCAACAGCAGTGCAGACCGCTGCTATAACTGCTGGCCCTTATGTCTATGACCTTGAGATGGTAAGCCCTGCCTCAGTAGTCACAAGACTTGTCGAGGGCACAATCATTGTTGATCCAGAGGTCACTCGTTGAGCATAACTGTCACCACTAGCACCGCTGTCATAACAACGACATCGCCGACCTCTGCCACCATAACCACAAGTGGCAGTGCCTCAGCTCGTATTGACATCTACCAGCAGACTTACGCAAACAACCTTGTAGGTGTTGAATACATCTCAGAGCCAGCTTGGATTCAGTTTGACACTAACGCTGTCCCGAGTATTTTGCCAGGTCGCTTGGGTTGGAATAATACTGACAGAACACTAGACCTTGGGCTTGACAACAATGTCACTATGCAGATTGGGCAAGAGCTTTTTGCACTTGTAAAGTCCGCCAACAACAGTGCCCTAAGCACCGGACAAGCTGTTTACATTACAGGCTCAGATGGCACAAACAAGCTTGCAGCTTTGGCACAAGCCAATACAGAACCAACTAGCTCTAAGACTTTTGCCATCATGGCTGAGAGCATCTCAGGGGGCAACAAGGGTTTTGCTTGCACTTTTGGTCTAGTTAGAAACATCAACACAAACGCACTGACCGAAGGTGCCCCTGTTTGGCTATCTCCAACAACGCCAGGTGGCTTGACTTCGACCAAGCCAACAACCCCTAACCACGCAGTCTTTATTGGTTTTTGTGTACGCAAGAATCAAAACAATGGTGTCATCTTTGTCAACATTCAGAACGGCTATGAGCTATCTGAGTTGCATGATGTCAACATAAGCTCAGCCACAAACGGTCAGGCACTTGTTTGGGATAGTGCAAATAACTATTGGAAAAACGCAACAGTCTTGGGTCAGGCGACATCACTATCTGTCGGAACTGTTAGCAGTGGAACAGCAGCGGCTGTCACTGTCACAGGAACTGCTCCATCACAAACTCTAAACTTTGTTTTGCCAAAGGGCGACAAAGGTGATACTGGTGCCACAGGTGCTACTGGATCTCAAGGGCTAAAAGGCGACAAAGGCGACAAAGGGGATACTGGACTTACAGGACCGCAAGGCGAACAAGGATTAACAGGACCCACAGGAGCAACAGGTGCGACTGGACCTACTGGACCCAAAGGCGACAAAGGCGATAAGGGTGACACAGGACTTACAGGCGACACAGGGCCACAAGGTGCCCAAGGCATTCAGGGACCAAAGGGAGATAAAGGTGATACCGGCGATACTGGTCCTGCTGGACCGACTGGCGCAACTGGTCCTGCCGGAGAAACTGGCCCAGCTGGTCCGACTGGGGCTACTGGTGCTACTGGGCCTCAAGGTCCAAAGGGCGACAAAGGTGACACTGGCGACACAGGACCAGCAGGACCTACTGGACCTACTGGACCAACAGGTCCAACCGGACCAACAGGTGCTACTGGTGCAACAGGCCCACAAGGTGCAACAGGACCTCAAGGCCCATCGGGAGTAATTGCTGCAACATCACCGCTTGCCTATGACTCTGGCACTCAGACAGTTTCACTATCTGCAACAACCATCACAATAAACGGAACCGCTGTCGCACTAGGCGGCACCATTACAGTAAATGCGAGGCTTGCCTAATGCCGTACTTTATTTCAGATAACACTGATTGCCCTGACTGGGCAGTAGTCAAAGAGGATGGCTCAGTCGTATCTTGCCAAGACTCAAAACAATCGGCCATTGACCAGATGGTCGCACTATCCCTAGCTGAGGAACTTGAACCAGGTGGAGAGCTAAGGATTGAATCTGGACCGCCAGCCGTCATTGCTGAAATAGATGATGTGATGATTACCGCAGATGGACTTAGAAATGAAAAGGTCTATGCCTACCTAGACAGCTTTGATGAAACAGAAATCATCATTGTCACCGACAGACTTGCAAGCGACAGGACTAACACAGTAGCCCAGCTTGAGGATCTAGATGTCGAGTATGACCAGTTGTTTATGCGACCAAACAATGACATTAGCTCAGCCGACTTCAAGGAACGCACAGCCCAACGATTACTGGATGTTTACAATGTCATGGTTGCAGTCGAGGCCAATTCCGACATAAGGACTATCTATGCAGATTTAGGCATTACTGCCATCTCGGCAGAAGATGTTCCAACAGTCCCATCTGAGGATGATGACAACGATGAGGACAACCAGCCAGACGACAGCCCAGACGACAACATGGATGAGATGAGGGCAATCAACCAAGAGCCACCTGCCTACATGAGGGCAGCAGCTCGCAGGGGACTTGAGTATTACGAGCAGGGACTAGCTGGCGATGGTGTCACACCTAGAACTATTAGAGAAGCTAGGGCAATGGCAGAGGGCACAGTCAGCGATGACAAGTGGATACGCATTGCAGCTTGGATTGCCAGACATCTTGTTGACCTAGACAGCCCAGATGCAGACCCACAATCTGACAACTACCCATCAGCCGGTGTAGTTGCCCACTTGCTTTGGGGATCAGGGCCATCAAAGAGAGCTGCACAAAGGACCAAAGACTACGCTGATTCAGTAGTTGCTAGAATCAGAGCAGAGGAAACTAACAGCATGGACAGTAAGAATAAGTGGCTAGATGTGGCGAGAGCCATTGCCCTAAAGATTGACGGCCCAAAGGCTAACGAGCCAGAGGTCAGAACTAACAGCGTTGACTTTGAGGTCAGGGCTGAGGGTGATGGAATGAGCTTTACTGGCTACGCATCTGTGTTCAACAGCCCATCACAGGACCTTGGTGGCTTTATTGAGTATGTCGCCCCTGGTGCTTTCAAGCGTTCCTTGCAATCTCGCAATGAAGTAAAGCTGCTTTGGAACCACGACTCGGGCGAGCCACTTGCCTCACTAAGAGGTGGCACTATGTCTTTGACTGAGGATGAGTATGGACTAAAGGTTTCTGCCAAGCTACCAAACACCACAAGAGGTCGGGACATTGCCGAGTTGCTACGCACTAAGGTTATTGACTCGATGAGCTTTGGCTTCAATGTCATCAAAGACACTTGGTCAAGAGATGGCCAGACTCGCACCCTAGATTCAGTCAGACTGTTTGAGGTGTCAATCGTGAGCTTCCCAGCCTATGAAGCAACAACAGCTCAGGTACGCTCACAGCCAAGCATCAACCCTGACCAGCTTGCCGATGCTCTATTGAAGCTAGAGTCCGGTGAGGAATTGGATGAGGAAAATGCCAACCTTATTACCGAGGTTGTCAACAAGCTAAAGGCGAGCCCAGAGGTCGAGGAAGTAATTGACAATGGGTTTGAGTTGCTAGACCTCAAGAAAAAGCAGTTTGACCTACTACTGAAAAGGATTTAAAAATGGCAACTAAAGATGAAATCAAAGCAGCCCTACTAAAGGCAGCCGGCAACCCATCAACAGGTATTATTAGAGATCTAGCCGATGACTTTGCTCAGGCAGTCTGGGAGCTAGATAATAAAAACTCTGTCAATCCTGCCAAAGAGGTTAGGATTGTTGACAGTAAAGAAACTCGCTAACTGTTTCTTTAGCCCCAGCTCGGTTCCCCTTCCTGAGCTGGGGTTTTCTTTTGCCTATAAACTTGTAGCTATCAGTTGAGTGTTAGCACCGCTGTGTCTGTTGAGTGTCAGCACCGCAGGAACCCCCTCAAATCAAATTATTAGGAGAATCATGTCTGACTTTATTAAGTCACAAATGGATGCTCGCAACAACCTCATCGCACAGGCTAGGGAAGTCCTAGACATTGCTGAGGCTGAAAAGCGTGGCCTATCCGCAGAAGAAAACCAGAAGATTGCTCGTATCGAGGCTGACATTGACCAGGCCGACACAGCTATCTCAACTGCTCGTAGCATCGCAGAGCGTGAAGCTCGTGCAGCAGAAGCAGCAGCATCATTCGCACCACAGGCATCAGCACCAGCTAACACTGACGCTGACATCCTTCGCGCTATTGCAATGGGTGAAACTCGTGGACACGAGTTCGCTCGCGAAGCTCGTACCCTAGTTCCATCAAGCAACACTGTTGGTCAGAGCTTCTTCGACCAGGTGTTTGAGATTGCACAGCTAGTTGGCCCAATGCTAACCACCTCTGAGGTGTTCAACACTTCCTCTGGTGAGAACCTAGTTATCCCAACTGTCACCGCAACCTCATCCGCAGGATCAGTTGCAGCAGCAGGAACCATCGCTGAAAGCAACCCAACCTTCTCCAGCATTACACTAGGAGCTGAGAAATACGCAGCGCTATGCCAAATCGCCAGCGAACTAGTGAGCGATGCCGGATTTAACATCACCAGCTACATCGCACAGCAGCTTGGAACCTCACTAGGTCTACAGGCTAACTCTGTTCTAACTGCAAAGCTTGCATCAGCAGCTGGCTCAGTAGTGCAGGGTACTGCTCGTGCAGCTACCTACGAGAACCTAGTTGACTTGGTATACGGCATCGCAGACGGCGCTCGTGTTCTACCTGGTCTAGGTTTCCAGATGAGCAAGACCGGTATTGCAGCAGCTCGCAAGATGAAGGATGGCTCAGGTGCTTACATCTGGACCGACTCCGCAGTCCCAGGACAGCCAGCAACACTACTTGGCTACCCAGTATTCGAGAACCCAAATGTGGCAGCAGTAGGCTCAGCTACAAAGAGCGTATTGTTCGGACACTTGCCATCATTCAAGGTAAGAGTTGCCGGTGGAGTTCGTGTTGACCAGTCAGCCGACTTTGCTTTCAACACCGACACAGTCACCTACCGAGGCATCATTCGCCTAGATGGTGGACTGACCCACGCAACCCACATTGGATACTTCCAGGGTGTAGCTAGCTAATAGCTAAATAAGCTGACAAGCCCCAAGCGTGTAGGTTCGCTTGGGGCTTGTCTTTTGCTAGGATAAACGCAAGAGAGGACAACCTACAAATGGGCAAAACAAACAAAAGACTAAAAGGCACAGTTTCTGTCTTTAGCAATTCACCAGGACAGCCGACAGGATACGGCCAAGCAGCCGATGCCCTTGTCAAACTTCTCAAGCGTGATGGTGCCAATGTCGCCGCTTTATCTAACTACGGCCATGAAGGCATCAACACAATCTACAAGACCAAGTGGGGCGAGGTTCCCATCTATGCACGAGGCAATGAGTCCTACTCAAACGATGTAGCCCCTGCACACCACAAGCATTGGAAAGCTCTAAACGATGAGCAACCAGACTTGATGATTACCCTTTACGATGTCTGGGTCTTGACCTCAAAACACTTTGACTCTATCCCCATTGCAAGCTGGACACCGATTGACCACAACCCAGTTCCACCAGGGGTATTGAAGTGGCTACAAAAAGAAAATGTCACGCCTCTAGCAATGAGCAAGTTTGGACTTGACCAGATCAACAAGGTTGGAGTTGAGGGGCACTACATCCCCCACAGCATTGACACCAAAGTATTCAGATACACAGACAAGATTGAGGGTATGTCCAAAGAGGAATTTATGGGCTTTGAAAATGACCGCTTTGTCGTTGGTATGAATGCTGCTAACAAGTCATCAGGCATCTTGCACCGCAAGGCTTACTCAGAGAACATGATGGCTTTTGCAATGTTTGCTCGCAAGCACCCAGAGGCAATGCTATACATACACGCAGATGCCAGCTCACCTCACGGCTGGAACCTTATGGCACTAGGACAGCTACTAGGCATACCGCCAGACAACATGACTTTCCCAGACCCACTTGCCTACCGCTACGGCATGAGTCAGGAAACCCTTGCAGGGATCTATTCAAGCTGGGATGTAATGCTTGCTACTAGCTACGGAGAAGGCTTTGGGATACCGACAGTCGAGGCACAGGCAGTTGGTGTGCCGGTGATTGTAAGCAACTTTGCTGCTTCACCGGAACTTGTTGGGGATGGTTGGGCAGTATCAGGTCAGCCACTTTATGACCCAGCTCAGCACTCGTTCTGGAACATCCCATCGGTGCCAGAGATAGTAATGGCATTAGAGGAAGCCTACGAGCGTGGCAAGAATAAGTCAGCCAAGGCAGTTGAGTTTGCTCAAAACTTTGACCACGAAAAGGTCTGGCAAGAGAACTGGCTACCTGTATTGGACAAGCTACTAAAGTGATTGCCTGGGTGTCCCATCACCTACCAGACCAAGATGGCAAGCTAGTTGGTGGTGCAGAGATGACAGATGTGGCATTGCTAACCGATGCCCCAACTGACTACACAATCATCACCCCAGATAACTGGAAGCAAGCCTTAGAGTTCGACAAGATTGTCATAACAGGCACAGACCTACTTAGCCCCTTTGCCATGACACAGCTCGCTAGGCGCAAACCTGTCGTTGCTATTCATCACTTGCAAACAAGAACTGAGGAAAGAGGTGAGTTGCTTAGCTCAGCCTCAACCCTTATCTGCCACAGCCCTAGACACCTTGAGCTTGAGCTGTCTTGGACTAAGCCAAAACAAAGCACTTGGATAATTAGCCCACATGACCCAAGCCAGTTCACAGCTAAACCCAAAGAGGATTTTGCCTTGTGGGCAGCAAGGTGGCATGAGCAAAAGGGGCCACTCCAAGCAATACAGTGGGCAAGTCAGAGATCTATCCCCTTGCTGATGATGTATGACAAGACAAGAGCTGAGGTATTAGAGGCTATGAGCCGAGCTAAGGATTTTGTCTTTTTGCCTAATGGCTTTGATGCCGAGCCACGCACAATAGTCGAAGCAGTCCTGTCTGGCTGTCAGGTACACACAAACGACCTAGCCGGCATAACCTCAATACCTAACTGGCAAGACCCTGAAACCCTAGCTAACTTAGTCAGCAATGCAAAGGAACTATTTTGGAACACAGTCCTACAATAGGCATCTGCTCAAGTTTGTTTGGTACTGGCTACTCTGGCTTTTACCCAAGATGGTGGGCCGGCATCAAGTCGCTCAATAAGCAACCAGCCGAGATAGTTATTGTGCATGACCCTCAAAATAAAGATGAGGTACTTGCTAACATCCCAGAAAACTACAAGGCAATAACAAAGACAATAGAGATGACCGGCACCTACTCAGACTTTAGGCTTGCCATGCAAAGGTCTTTGACAACTGACTGGATTTCTGTCGGCGATGTTGATGACCAGTATCTTCCAGGTGCTTTTGATGAGCTTGACCAAGCACACGCTGAGGGTTGCGACATCTACATTGACAAGGTGCAATTCAAGCATGACGGCTCAATCTTTCAGGGTACTTGGCAACCCCAGAACATCCCTTACAAAATGACCTGCCCTGGCAATGCCCCTATAAAGCGAGAGCTATACGAAAAGACTGGTGGTGCCAAGGGTGGCAGCTTTTATGATGACTGGGAACTTTACATCAGGTGCGTTGCAGCCGGTGCCAAGCCTTTCCACGCCACTACTGTTAGGCTTATTCACGACCTTGGACACGATAGGGTCACGCTAAGCGGAGTTAACAGACCGAGCATAAACGACAGCATCGGACAAGATGCTATAGCCAGAGTCAGACAAGAGCTGGGTTTTTAGGAGAGAGCAATGAAGGTAGGAATCACAGGCGGTCAGGGCTTTATTGGCTCATGGGTTGCAGATGAACTAGAGAGGCGAGGCCACTCTGTTCTGAGCCTAGATCATCGAGTACGCACAAAGACTGACAATGTTATGCTCGGCGATGTTCGAGATGAAACAGCAGTCATGGAGTTTGCAGCTCATGTTGACGGCATCATTCACCTAGCGGCAGTTTTGGGCACAGTCGAAACTATTGACCGACCATTGCCAGCAGCAGAAACAAACATCATGGGTACGCTCAATGTGTTTGAGGCCGCATCTCGCTATGACCTGCCGGTTGTCTTTGCAGCAGTCGGTAATGCCAACATTGCCAGAGGTACATACTGCATCACAAAATCTGCCTCAGAGCGATTTGTAGAGATGTACCGAGAGGATCGTGGACTAAGGGTCACAAGCGTAAGACCCATGAATGCTTATGGTCCAAGACAGTCTGCACCTGAGCCTTATGGTGCTGCCAAGGTTCGCAAGATTGTTCCAAGCTTTGTATGCTCAGCTCTTGCTGGCGACCCACTAAAGGTTTATGGAGATGGCAGTCAGGTCAGCGATTCAGTCTGGGTTGGCGATGTTGCCAGGGTGTTTGTGACTGCCCTAGAAAAGGCAGCTGAGGGGATTGTGCCGACACACCCGATAGATGTTGGCAACGAGCATCCAACTACTGTCCTAGAGGTTGCTAACGAGGTTCTAAAGAATGTAATAAAGGGCACAATCGAAACTGTGCCTATGAGGGCTGGTGAGCCTTTTGGTGGTCCTATGAGTACCCAAGCAGACTTGCTAAAGGTTGTCGAGGCTATCAAGACAGCAAACCCTAAGCTAAGACCTCAAGATGTTAGGCGAGTCGTTAGAGAGCTAGGCACAGTTGTCAGCGCAGACATGACAACCCTAGAGGCTATTGGAGTTGATCCTGCAAGCTTCAAGCCGTTGTCTGAGGGTATTGCCGAAACAGTAGAGTGGTTTAGGGCAAACCGAGGCACAGCTTGGGATACTAATTAGCAGATAGACTAGAGGCATTATGGCAATCACAAACGGCTACGCAACTCTCCTAGATGTCAAAAGTGCCCTACGCATCACAGACAGTATGGATGACACCCTACTTGAAACCGCTATCGAGTCAGCCTCAAGAATGATTGACGGCTTCACAGCTCGCACCTTTTCCAACGCTGGCACCGCTGTAAGAAACTACGCAGCCACCGATGCTATCAACCTAATTATTGATGATGCAATTACAGTCACCAAGGTTGAGTCAACAGATGAGATTGGCGACACTTACACAGAGTGGAAGGTCACCGACTATCAGCTTGAGCCAGTCAACGGCAGAGCAGATGGACTCTACTCACCATTTACAGGCATCAGGGCAATCAACGATTACTCTTGGCCTGTTGTTGACTATCAGGCACTTGTAAGGATTACCGGCACTTGGGGCTGGCCTACTGTACCTACTGCCGTCAAGCAAGCCACCATCATTCAGGCATCAAGACTTTTCAAGCGTTTAGACTCACCGCTGGGTGTTGCTGGGTTTGGCGACATGGGAGCAATCAGAGTTAGCCGATTCCTAGACTCAGATGTTGAGCAACTGCTTATGCCTTACAGAATTATGAGGAACTTCGGCTAATGAGCATCAGCCTAATTAGGCAGGGCCTAGCCAACAATCTTGCAACCATTCCAGGGCTTAGAACAGCGGCTGAGGTTCCTGATCTACCTAACCCCCCTATTGCTATTGTCGCTCTAAACTCTGTCACCTACGACAGGGCCTATGCCCAAGGCATGACCAGCTACATGTTTACAGTCACTGTCATAGTCGGCAGGGTTGCCGAAAGAGAAGCACAAAGACGGCTTGATGCCTACATTTCTACTGGGTCAAGTAGTGTCAAGTATGCAGTAGAATCAGATAAGACTCTCGGTGGTAATGCCTACGATTGCCGAGTAGTGTCAATGGACTCAGTTGGGTCTTTGACAATCAGCGACAACACATACCTGGCTGCTGACTTCACAGTCACAGTCATAGCAAACTAGGAGAATAAATTGGCAAAGTTTTACGCACAAGACTACAAGATTACAATCGGCACAGCCGTACTAAGCGAGGACATCGCTTCTGTGACTCTTGACATTACTTCTGACGAAGTAGAAACCACAGCATTTGGCTCGACTTACCGCACCAGAATCGGTGGCCTAAAGGATGCATCTGTATCCCTAGACTTCCACCAGGACTTCGGAGCAGGATCAGTTGACGCTC